TATATTACTTTAGTAGAAGGTGAATGTGATGCTATGGCAGCATATGAATTGCTCGGATCTAAATGGCCTGTAGTTTCTATTAAAAGCGGAGCAGCCGGAGCAGTAAAAGATGTTAAACAATCTATAGAATACTTAGAAAAATTTGATGAGATTGTTATAAACTTTGATAATGATAAGCCCGGAAAAGAAGCAGCAATAAAAGTAGCAAGATTACTGACCCCAGGTAAAGCTAAAATTCTACTTCTGTCTGAAGAATTTAAAGATGCAAATGATATGTTGCGTAAAGGAAATCACCATACTTATGTTACAGCTTGGTGGGCTTCTAAGACATATACCCCTAGTGGAGTAGTAAATGCTAGAGATTTGAGAGAGAAATATTTCAATAGAGAAAAGAAAAAATCAGTTCCTTATCCGTGGAAAGGATTGAATAAAAAACTTTATGGACTAAGGGCCGGAGAGCTAGTCACCTTAACTGGTGGAACTGGGCTAGGAAAATCTAGTATCACTAGAGAATTAGAACACTGGCTTATTAATAAGACATCAGATAATGTAGGAATAGTTTCTTTAGAGGAACAAGATTTAAGAACAATGGATTGTTTAATGTCAATCGAAGCAAATGATAAAATATATATGGATCATATTAGAGAAGGATATATGGAGAGCCGGGAAGGTCTTAAATATTTGAACGATCTTTATAGTAAGATTTATAATGATGGTAGAATATGGATACATGCTCATTTTGGTGCTACTGATATTGATGAAATATTTAGTAAGATAAGATATTTAATTATTGGATGTGATTGTAAATGGATCGTAGTAGATCATTTAAATATGTTGGTTTCAAACACAACAGAAGGAGATGAAAGAAGAACTATTGATAGTATTATGACGAGACTACGTTCTATCGTTGAAGAAACAAATGTAGGCATGATATTGGTTTCGCATTTGCGAAGAGTAGAAGGTACTAGAGGGCATGAAAATGGTATTTCTGTAGGGCTTAATCATTTAAGAGGCTCTCATAGTATTGCCCAACTCTCTGATTGTGTTATAGCCCTTGAGCGTAATCAACAAGCAGATGATCCTGAAGAATCTCACACTACTCGTTTACGTGTATTAAAATCTAGGTATACTGGAGATGTAGGGTTAGCTTGTAGTTTATTATATGATCAAACTACTGGTCGTTTATCTGAGATAGATGATGACCGTTTTAATAATGAAGATGATGGAGAAGAACTATGACATCATTAGTTTTTGATATAGAAACAGATGATTTAAAAGCTACTAAAATTTGGTGCGTAAGTATCTGTGACGCTCACACAGAAGAAGTATCTTCTTATTATGGAGATGCTTTAATTGAAGGAATTAAAAAATTACAAAGAGCTGATAAATTAATTGGTCATAATATTATTGGGTTTGATATACCAGTAATAAAGAAACTACTTAACATTGATTTGTCCGATAAAATTTTGGTGGATACTCTTGTATTATCTAGACTATTTAATCCTATACGTGAAGGAAATCATGGACTAGAATCCTGGGGATTTAGAGTAAAACTTCCTAAAATTAATTTTGAAGAATACGATAAGTTCTCAAAAGAAATGGTGACATATTGTGAAAGAGATGTTATAATAAATAAAAAAGTTTACGATGTGTTATGCAAAGAAAAGGCAGGGTTCTCTAGGGAATCTATTAATTTAGAACAGGCCGTGTCCGGCATCCTTGAGCAGCAAAGAAAGAAAGGGTTCTTATTAGATATTAAATTTGCAACTCTATTAGTGGCTACCCTACAAGATAACTTAGATCGAACAGTTAAAGAAGTTCATAAAGAATTTAAAGTAGAAGATCATACTTTAATTCTATACCCTACTAGAACAGCAGTAGGTAAGCTATCTAAAACGGCTGTCGATAGTACAGGAATTAAGTATAGATTAAATTCAGAAGAATATGATGCTCTAAATGAGAGAGATCAAATAGAAAGAATAAACAGAACAGAATTTAATCTAGGTTCTAGGAAACAGATAGGAGAATACCTACAAAAATTTGGGTGGATACCTAAGAATTTTACACCTACAGGGCAACCAATAGTAGATGAAGGTACATTAAAAAGAATTAAAAATATACCTCAAGCACAATTAATTGCTGACTATTTAATGTATCAAAAAAGAATTGCACAAATAAAATCTTGGCTAGAAAAAGTAGAGGACGATAATAGAGTTCGGGGTTTTGTTAATACTAACGGAACTATTACTGGACGCATGACACATAGAAATCCAAACCTCGCCCAAGTTCCTAATCCTTCTTCTCCGTTTGGAAAAGAATGTAGAAGTTGCTGGATTGTACCGCCAGGATGTAAATTAGTAGGCATAGATGCTTCCAGTTTAGAATTAAGAATGTTAGCCCACTACATGAATGACAAGGAGTTTACAAATGAAGTTCTCACCGGAGACATACACACCGCTAATCAAAAACTTGCAGGATTTGAATCTAGAACTCAGGCAAAAACTTTTATATATGCCTTCATATACGGAGCAGGAAATGCTAAACTTGGAACAATCGTTGGCGGAGGTAGAAGAGATGGTCAACAACTTAAACAACGCTTCCTTGCTAATCTACCATCACTTGCAAAACTTAAAAACAGAGTTACAGGAGCGGCAGAAAAAGGACACATAAAAGGATTAGATGGTAGAAAAATATTTATTCGCTCTAGTCATTCAGCTCTTAATGCTCTGCTTCAAGGGGCCGGAGCTATTGTAATGAAGAAAGCACTACAGCTTCTTAATGGATATATACTAGAAAAGAATCTTGATGCTCATTTTGTAGCTAACATACATGATGAGTGGCAGATAGAAGTATTAGAAAAAGATGCTAAAGAAGTAGGAGAGCTAGGAGTATTAGCTATTAAAAATGCAGGGCTTGAGTTTGAAATGAAATGCCCTTTAGATGGTGAGTATAACATAGGAAACAACTGGTATGAAACGCACTGAAAAATATACTCTTTGGGGAAATATGTATGCTTGTGATGATGTCTATATTCCTGATGAAATTACATATGGAACATTAGCGCATTGTTTAAAAAGAGAAGCAGAAGATCCTTGGCATGAATATAATGGAACATATATAACTAAGGATGACTTAGATGAATCTTAATTAGAGGGGTGCAAATGAAACGAACTAAAAGCAGACTAGAGAAAAAGCTAGTGAAGGCCATAGATAAAATGTGTAAAGAATGTATCTATGATCCCGGTAATGGAAGCTGGCGTAGACAGGTGGAGGATTGTACTAGAATCCAATGCCCGCTTTATAAGCATAGACCAACAACTTTAAATTTAATATAAAAGAGAGGAAGATAATATGAGTGTACCTTACCCTAGATTTTATGAAAATAAATCTCGTAAGTATGTTGATGGTAAAAGATATAGATTAGGTAATTCTAATCATCCGCAATATGCTTTTTATAAAGTATACGGAATGCCAAAGACTTTAAAATATATGAACTTGTATGAGCAGAAATTTACTCCTTCAAGAATTGGAGATATGTCCGAATATTATTCTGTGACTTGGCTATGGGATCAAGGCTACGAAGTTTTTAAGAATGCAGGTAGTACTGGAATGGTTGATATGGTAGCGTGGAATCCTGATTCAGGAGAGCTTCTTCTTATAGATGTTAAGACCTCAAGAGGAAAAAGAACTCCCTCAACAGGTAGAACAGAGAAGCAGAAAGATAATGGAATACGTATTTTAGGATACAACGCAGACACCCGACACTTAAAATTTATGAGGCATAGAGATGAACGATTTAGTAAAAGATATATATAAAGCTTTAGAACCTTTATCTGATGGCAAAAGCATTGCTTTGTCTGAAGGAGACATAGAAGATTTCGGAGAAAATATAAAGAAGGTTATGTCTTCTTGGGCTAACCCTATTAAAAGAGATACTGAATTTTCTATAAGGATGTCTAACGTAGGTATCCATCCTAGAAAACTTTGGTATGATTCTAAATATAAATATACTAGAGAAGTAAATAAGATTAAACCTTCAACACAAATTAAATTTCTGTATGGTCATATCCTGGAAGAATTAGTTTTATTATTAGTAAGACTTTCAGGGCATAATATTTCTGCCGAACAGAAAGAAGTAGTGGTAGATGGGGTGACAGGTCATCTTGATTGTATCATAGACAATGAAGTTGTTGATATAAAAACTGCATCAGGCTTTGCTTTTTATAAATTTAAGAATGGTACTCTACGTGAAGATGATCCTTTCGGATATCTAGGACAACTTGCCGGATACGAAGAGGCTGAAGGTACAGAGAATGGAGGGTTCCTAGTTCTAAATAAAGAAAGTGGAGAGCTTTGTTTGTATTGTCCAGAAGATTTGGATAAACCAAACATAATAAATAAAATTAAAAAGATTAGAACTGCTTTGAAAAAAGATGCACCACCAGCAGAATACTGTTATGATACAGTACCAGAAGGGCAGAAAGGTAATGAAAAAATACATAAGAATTGTGGTTGGTGTCCATATAAATATGAATGCTTTAAAGATTCTAACGATGGTGAAGGGTTAAGAATTTTTAAATATGCTAAAGGAAATACTTATTTGACAAAGGTAGTTATAGCTCCTAGAGTACCAGAGGTAACAAATGAATGCCAAGCTATGTAAAAAAATAAGAAAGCAAGCGAAGGTTGTTTTAGTTGAGTGGTTCAAAACTTTGCTGCCCGAAGAAGAAACCAAAGGAGTAACTGTTAATAATATAGAAAATTTTCTAGCCTCACAGACACATTTATTTGCAAATAATAAAATTAAATTAAGTGCCTACTCTTTGAAGTGGACTGAAAAGAAAATCAAATCTTTGATAAGGAGAACTAATATGGATATAAATTTAGTCAGGCTTGAACACCTTGAATAAAAATATTAGAAGGGGAGTCCGAAAACCTAGAGTTAAGAGGCCGGTAGAAAAGAATGTTCCTAATAAGTATGATTCTAATTGGGAGTATGAATTACATAATGGACTTTTAAAATCCTGGAACCATCATACAGAAGAAGTAGCTTATATAATTGAGCATGTATATGAGCCTGACTTTTTAAAAACTGTAAACGGGAAGCTAATTCTTTTAGAAGCTAAAGGAAGATTCTGGGACTTTGCAGAATATAGTAAATATATTTGGATTAAGAAAGTACTTCCTGCTAATACAGAGCTAGTATTTTTATTTGCTAATCCTTCTTCTCCTATGCCACAAGCTAAGAGAAGAAAGGACGGCACTAAAAGAAGTCATGGAGAATGGGCATCAGCAAATGGATTTAAATGGTATAGTGAAAATTCTTTACCTGATAATTGGGTAGATATACAATACAGGAAAGACAATACTTTAACAATCGAAAGTGATTAGGAGATACAAATGAGTATAGATGATGCAACACCGGATGAATGGGATTATATTAATAAAGTTAATAGACAATTAAAAAAGAATAAAAAAGAAGGGAAAGAGGGGGATGATGTCTCTAGTCCATTTCATTATAACAGTGGTAATATAGAATGTATTGATGCTATCAAGGCGGTTTCAAGCAAAGAAGAATTTGAAGGATACTTACGCGCCAATGTGCTAAAGTATATATGGAGGTTTAGATATAAAGACAACATTAAAGATTTGCGGAAAGCTAAGTGGTATCTAGATAGACTTATTCTGAGTGTTAATGTAGGGGAATAAAATGTGGGACAGGAAAGCGGAAAGGATTGAGAAGTATTTAAAGAAAAAGAATAAGCTTAAATTAAAAGAACGCCGCCACAATAACAAAGGAACTAAACAAAAAGGGAACAATAGAGATGACCGTGAATGAAATAGGAGTACAGCCATACTTAGGCATTCATATTGATTATGATAAAGAGAAATTACTAAACACCTTTAGCAAAGAAACACTAAAGGACAGATACTTTTGGAAAGGGGAAACACATGCTCAACAAGCTATTGCGAGGGCCAGTATTTTTGGTGCTACTTATAAGGAACATATTAATTTTAATCTTGGGCAGAAGCTTTACGAGTACGCTAGTAATAACTGGTTTAGTTTCAGTACTCCTATACTTTCTAACGGCGGAACCAGCCGTGGTCTACCTATCAGTTGCTTTCTTAATTATGTCCCTGATTCAAGGGATGGTCTATCTTCTCATTATGATGAAAACATATGGCTTGCAAGCGGAGGTGGAGGGATTGGTGGATTTTGGGGAGATGTTCGTAGTAATGGCATGGGTACTTCTAGTGGTAGTCGCTCTACTGGATCTATCCCGTTCATGCACGTAGTAGACTCTCAGATGTTAGCCTTTAATCAAGGCATTACTAGGCGCGGAAGCTATGCTGCTTACTTAAATATTAATCATCCTGAGATAGAAGAGTTTATTGGGATGCGTAAGACTACTGGCGGAGACATGAACAGGAAGTGTTTAAACTTACATAATGCAGTAATCATTACTAATGAATTCTTAGCTGCTGTAACTGCGGATGATTCTTGGAGGCTTATAGACCCTAAGACCAACACAGCAGTTAAAATAATTTCTGCCCGAGACTTGTGGTTCCAAGTTGTTAATACAAGGATGGAAACCGGGGAACCTTATATAGTTAATATTGATAATTGTAATGCCACTCTCCCTGAAGAACAGAAAAAACTAGGGCTGGAAATAAAACAAAGTAATCTTTGTTCAGAAATAACTTTACCCACAAACGAAGACAGGACAGCAGTCTGTTGTTTGTCTAGCGTAAACCTAGAATATTTTGATGAGTGGTCTGTAGTAGATGATTTTATTCCTGACCTTATTACAATGCTTGATAATGTTTTAGAAAATTTTATTACTTCAGTAGAAGGAA